GCTGAAGAGCCCGCGTAATTTCTTCAAGTTGCAGGCCATCGCCTGATCCCAGCCCCATAAGGAAACGAAAGAACCATGCCCATTCTGAATAGCGATCCTTGGTTTGGCCGGGGTCAGACTCTTGGTGTTACTGCCGCCGATCAGGGTGGCGCGGTGGCCGGCTCCCAGAAGGTCTTCACCGACACCGACCCCCGGACGAGCAATGCCGGCGTGTTCCTGTCGAACCGGACCGTGACCTGCATTGCCATGCGGAATGTTTCGGGTGCCCCGGTTCTGCCGGGTACGGTGGTGAAGTTCCAGAAGGCCAACGTCATCGAGAACTTCGACGGCTCGGCTGCCTCGGCCACTGATGCCCCGCTGGGCGTTGTGGACGAGTACCTCCCGCCGACCGGAGTTGCCAACGGCGATGTGTGCTGGGTTGTGGTTTCTGGCCCGACTGCGATCACGACGGCTGCCACCCTTACGGCTGGTGGTCTTGTGACCGCGACGGCTGGTGCTGCCGCCACCGGGACCGCTGCCAATGCCATCGGGGTTGCCCTTGCGGCCCCGGCTGGCGGCAAGGTTCGGACGCTGGTCAACACCGGCTTCGGCCACTCGGCTGCCTGATAACCCATGAGGTGCTGTTGCTCATGGCTGCGGGGAATCTCTACCTCAATGCAGCGCGTGTAGCAGTAGTCCTTTGGGCGGCCATTACGTTCGGCTGGCGAGACAGGCATCCTCCAGAGCCTCCTCGCCAGCCGAAGTCGTTTCAGCCTTACCCAATAAAGGTGTCGCCCACGCCAACACAAGTCCGGCCCCCAGACCCGCCCCCGGTGCCGCCCAAGCCCGTGAGCGTTCTGGCCAAGCCGGACATCCCCTTCGTCAAGGATGTGTGCCCGCCCGTCAGGAAGCCCACTCCCCAGAAGTGCGAAATCCTGACCGACCTGCACTGCCGACTAGAGAACCCCAATTACTGGAGGGACCACAAGGAGCCGGGTGACCTGATTACTTGGGCCCATGAGATGAACCATGGGGTGTCCAACAGGCTCCACGCCAGCACCACCAAGCACGGCATTTACATCGGGGACGGCAAGGGGATCGTCCTCAAGCACCCCAAGGTCACTATTGAGCAGGTAGCCCGCGCAGTCCCCAAGGAGCAAAGAGGCCCGATCTTCAAGCTCTACATGGTGGAGCAGCCCAAGGGCGGCTGGAACAACAGCCCCATCTACCTGCTAGACGAACACAACGCCTACATCACAGGGGCTCTTGCCCGCAAGCAACTGGGCTGGGGCATCAGGAAAGAGACAGAGGACTTCGCCAAAGAGATGGAGCGGTACTGCCGGGTGATGCTGTCAGTGGTCAAGAAGAGCGACCCCGAGTACCCAGACCTCCAGCACCTCTCCAACTTCATTGACTGGCAATCTGAGAGGTTTGACCAAATAGTCAAAGGGAATGACAAATGAGACTGACCGATCCGCAGAATCTGATCTTGCTGGTGGGCGTCCTGTTGCTGGCGTCCCCGGCCATCTTGGGAAGTGCCGTCCTGTGGCTGAAGAACCTTATCTGGCAGAACTCCATCAGGGAGGATGCCCAGATCACGACCGTAGTCCAGTTGCTTCAGTTGAAGAACCGGCTGGAGAAGGAGGGCTGCACGGTTGCCTCGGACTCCACCAAAGACCTTGTGTTCGCCCTTGTGTACGGAGAGAAGCCGAAGAAAGACTGACCAATGAAGTGGGCCAAGGGGCTATTCGGTGCGGCACTGATCCTCTTCGCCCTCTACGGGGTCAGAAAGGTGGTGGTTCCCGTCGTTTGCCCGCCCCCGGCTCCCGTCCGAAAGCCTGCACCGGCTCCTGCCCCCCTGCTAGGAAACGAGTTTGAGAGAGAAGTGGTAAGGCTGACCAACATCGAGCGAACCCGCCGTGGGCTTCGACCGTTGAAGATGAATGCCAAGATGATGGCCGACGCTCGCCAATGGTCAGTGATCCAATCCAACAGCCGTATGCACCACTCCAAGATGGGCTACGGCGAGAATGTGGCATGGAACCAAAAGTCACCCCAAGAGGTAGTTCAAGTCTGGATGAACAGTCGCGGACACCGAGCAAACATCCTCAACGGCCGGTACACCGAGATCGGTGCTGGCTATGCGCGTGGGGCCCGTGGCCCTATGTGGACCCAACTCTTCAGATAGTCCCCTTTCCCCCGGAGAAACTCCCATGAAGAAATATGTCATCTTTGCCGTCGCCCTCTTGCTTGGCTGCCTGATGATTCCGGTGGCCGAGTCTGCCAAAGCCGGTTCGTGCCACGGCAGCAAGAAGAAGGTCACTCCCACGGCAGTGACCGTGGAGGAAGACGTTGTTGTCGAGGGCCCCAAGGTCAAGGTGAAGGACACCGTGACCGTCGAGGAAGGCCCGGCCGGTGTGACCGTGGTGGAGAAGGTCGAAGTGGACGAGGGTCCGGTCGGCGGCCCGGTCGGCGTTCATGCTTCCCGCAAGGCTGCCCGCAAGGCCAAGAGGGCTACCATCGCAGAGGCCAAGGCTGAACGGGCTGCGGCTCGGGCTGCCAAGAAGGAAGCCAATGCGGAGTTTGAGGTGGAGGCGGAAGCCACCGTCCGCGAAGCCTACTCCAAGTAGTTTTCTTGACATCACTCCGGGGGGCCATGCTACCGGCGCATGGCCCCCCGGGGAGCCGGAAAGGCACCTTTCGCAGGAACCGCAACCATGCCAATGACTCCAGAAATGGGCCCCAGCCGCCGGCAGCAGTCTTCCGAAGACCGTATTCGTGCATTGATGCAAGGCTTGGGCGGTGAAGCGGCAGGTGCAGCCGGCGACTTCATCCAGAAGATGCCTTTCAGGCCGAGCGACCTGCCTGCCGGCCCACTCCTTCAGCAGATGCCGTACCGGCCCAGCGAGCAGAAGCCGGGGCCGTACATTCAAAAGATGCCGCTCAAGCTAGCAAACCCGCATATGCACAAGACTGTCCCGAGAGACATTCGGATCGACTGACCCATGAGCGACCTCATCCGCAAGCTCCTTGACTCCCGGCTGCCCTCTGATGCGGTGGCGGGCCTTGGCAATTTCCTCACCGGCCAGAGCGTCGGTGACCTCATGGCAAGGCAGGATGGTCAAATCCCTGAAGAGGAAAGCCCGTTGGTGAAGCTGCAAAAGCTCGCTGCGGGAGTTCGCCCTGACCCCGGCATCTCTAGCCTGCAACTCGACAGGTGATCCATGGAAGAGCTTGACGCCCCAGACGTTCAGCCGGACGGCCCCGGCATTCCCAGTCGAGCGTGTGAAGTCTGCGGCATCGTCAAGCCACTGGATTTCCGGCGTTGGCCTCGCGTCCCCGGAACCCAGCACACCCTCCAGCCAATCTGCAAGCAGTGCCATAAGAACCAGAAGCACCGGCAGCGGGTTGAGTCCGAGTCTCGCAGGGCGGCCCAAGCGTTCATGTCTGCGCCGCTGGTCCGCAAGGGCGGCAGCAACATTCCGCACTCCACCGAGTTGCTTGAGTCTATCTACACGCTCTTTGGTGGCGTGAACGGGCTGGCAAACGAACTGGCCCACACCTACCACTCTGCCCCTGCCGGTGGCCGGATCAGGACAAGCATTCTGGAGTCGGTGATTCGCCTGACGAACAACGTGGCCGAGAGCGGGGCCGTACAGAAGCCTGTCAGCCTGATGACCGATGAGGAGCTTGAGGCTCGCCTTGCCCAGAAGATTGCCATGGCGGCAGATGCACAGCGCAACCTTGATTACCTCAATCATTCCAAGGAAACGGACATTCCTGCCAACTTGGTCAACATCTCGCCCCAAGAGTTTGAGCAAGCTGCCGCAATGAGCCGCCTCGCGGAGCCGCCACTTGAGTAGCCCGCTCGACAGGGTAAGCCAGCATTCCCGGCAGGAGATGCTGGAGTTACAGAGGGAGTTGGCTTCTCGCCAGCTTGAGTCTGTTCGTCTCTATCGTCCGAATGCCAATCAGCAACCCTTCCATGACTGTATGTCTTCGGAGCGGGTGGTGCTGGGCGGCAACCGGAGCGGCAAGACAACCGCCGCCATGATGGAGTTCGCGTGGGCGGTCACCGGGACGCACCCCATCGAGGGCAAGTACCCCAAGGAGAATGGGACTGCGGTGGTGGTGGGGGCCGACTGGCGGCACATCGGTATGGTCTGCGTGAAGGGCTTATTCAAGTCAGGGGCATTCAAGATCATTCAGGATGCCCATACGAAAGGCTGGCGCGCGTATGACCCGGTGGCTGACAAGGACCGTGAGGAAGAAGCCAAGCCCGCCCCTCCCCTGATTCCACCAAGACTCATCAAGAACATCAGTTGGGTGCTGAAATCCGCAGGATATATGCAGTCCTGCGAGCTTACGAACGGCTGGCAAATCTACTTCTTCTCGTCAGAGGGCGATCCTCCGCAGGGCTACCGTGCCCACCTTGCGTGGATTGACGAGGACTTGGCATCCGAAAGCACATGGCTGGCCGAGTTACAGGCTCGCTTGGCGGATTACAAGGGCAGGCTGATTTGGTCGGCCACCCCGCACTCTAAGAATGACGCCCTCTTTGGGCTGTGCGAGCGGGCCGACAAGGCTGCGGAACAGGGGCATGACAACCCCAAGAAGTTCGTCCTGCGGTTCCTCGACAACGAACACATCTCCAAGGAAGCCCGTGCCCTCGCGGTGGAACAATGGGCAGCGCAGGGAGAGGAAGTCCTGCGGATGAGAGCCGAGGGTGAGTTCACCTTCGACTCCGTTTTGATGTATGGCAATTTCAACATGGGCGTCCACGGCTATCCAAGGAAGGAATTGCCGGACGGGCAGATTCCAGCCGACTGGTGCCGGTACGCCGCGATTGACCCCGGCCATGCTATTTGTGCCGTTCTGTTCGCTGCGGTCCCGCCGTCCGGGGATTTCGTTCTCCTCTATGACGAACTGTATATCCCTAACTGTTCCGCCGTGGTGTTTGCGGAGAAGTTCCAATCCAAGGTGGCTGGCCAGCCGCAGTTTTACGCTTTCCTGATTGACTCCCATGGTGCCCGCCTGACCGACATCGGCGGCGGCAAATCCCCCGGCCAGCAATACTCCGAGCAACTGGAGACTCTGGGCATCCGCTCCAAGGCCACCGGCTCGTCTTTCATGCACGGGTCTGATGACGTAATGGCCGGGATCGAGAGTGTGCGAAACGCCATGCACATCCGGGCCAGCGGCACCCCCAAGCTGCGAGTGCTGGAAGGGGCCCTCCCAAACTTCATTCGGGAAATCAAGCGTTACAAGCGGCAGTCCACGGTGATCGGCGGTCAGAGCATTGTCCTCGACAAGCCTCACCCCAGATCAGTGAGCCATCTCATGGACTGCATGAGATACCTCATGGCTGCGGACATCAAATACCACAAGCCGGATGTGAAGGTAGAGAAGGCATGGTGGGAGGACTGGGTAGCTCGTCGCCGCCGGGAGCGAGGTGAGAACGACAGCGTGGTGTACCTTGCCCCGTCGAGTTACACGACTCAATCCTATGTAGCGTAACCATTGCCCGACCCCGTGGCATCGATACGCTACGTCCAGTCCCTTTCACTTGGAGGCAACCATGCACACCGTTCCTACTGTTGAACTTGGTGACCTTGTTCTCTGGCATGACGATCCGGCTGGCTCTTCCACTCCCGCGCTTGGTTGGGTTATCGAGCGGCCCGGTCGAGAGACAATTTCCATTCTGGTCTTCTCGCAGGCTTCTGGTTTCGTGGAGAAAAAGTCCGTTCGCTTCAAGGACGATCCTTTTTGGAAAGAAAGCGAGATGGCCCCAAACTGGGCCCAGTGGGGCTGTTTCACGCTGCACCCCACCACAGAGCTTCTCAAGGAACTCAAGCCGTTCTTGACAAAGCTCAAGCTCGACGCTGCCCGTTCCGCTGACGAGCCTGTTCGCCGTGGCCCCGGTCGTCCCCGCAAGGAGGACTCGGCGGAAGTGGAGGTGGCCGAATGAGGGCTCTCCTTACCGCAGCGATCATCTGCCTCGTTTGCTCGACGGCAGAGGCCCGCCCCCGGCGGCAGTACGTTCAGGGCCAGCCGGTTCAGAACATGGCCCGCGCCATGGTGAACACAGCCCAAGGCGTGGCGGAAGCCTGTGCCAGCATGGGCAGGCTCCAGCACCTTGGCGGTAACTCCGGGCCGGAAGGTCTGGGCATGGGCCCTACCCCGGATGCCGCCTACCGGAACTGTTGCTTTGCCAACAGCGGTATGCCGGACGCAGATGTGGGTTACGCACAGACGGCCAGTGGCCAGTGGGTTTGTTGCCGACGCTACGGGAGTAGGTGATGGACGAGAACCTCGACCCAGACATCCCAATGACCGGCGGCGAACCCACCCCGCGGGCCGACCCAGCCCCC